ATATCAAGCACAGTTACAAGTGCTAATTGGATTGTTGACGGAAATATTGAAGTTCGTATGAATGAAGTAACACCTAAACCTGTTGCAGACTAAACAAAAGCGCTGACGCTACCTTAATCACTATTGTTTTTTTATATATATATGTATGTGTATATACGTGCGTTCTAAAATTCTGGGAAATTCTAAAAAGTAGATTACAAAACTGTCCATTCTAGGTTTGGAATGATTCTAAAAATTTCCCAACATAGTATGTGTAATGACCCGCCTGACGAGAACTAGATTTATCAGGCGGATCACAAACAAGTCAAGGAATCACGAAACTACGCTCGCGCGTAAAGAAAGGGATTTCCTTAACTACATTATATAGATATATCTAAGCTAGAATCAAGGCTTGCTTTGATTCGCATTTCCTCTTTGCGTATTGGTTCTGTAATTTTAAGAAATGTAGTTAAATCCATAGTAACTAAATGCTTTGCAACCTTATCGTTTATTTTGTGTGTCTGACACACTATCGGTATCTTGTTGGTAGCCACGCCCGCTTTATGTGCTTGGTCTACTGCTTTTAGTGTGCGTGAACTAACGACCTTGCCCGCTTTAACCTCGCATGCGAACTTGATTGTCTCTACATCAGGCACGTCTCCTGACTGTCTGCCAGTAACAGGTATGCGTTGCGCGTTAACCTTGTCTCCACCTAAAACGTCCGCCCACCATCGCTCCCATTTTTTCCAAGTCGATTTATCCATCTTTTATCTCCATTAATCTCGGTCTTACATCTTCGCCCTCTATGGCTATGAAATTGCCTTTGAAAGCGTCTGTAAGTCTGCTTACAACGGGTACGCCAACGATCTTGTTGAGTTCATCAATGGAATGGTTAGTCGTAACGAATGTACGCAGTTCATGGTTTCTGTATCTGTAGTCTATTATCTCGTGAAAAATCGATGTTGTCCAATCAGTCGTGTACTCCCTACCCAAGTCGTCTAAGACGAGATTTTTTGCGCTCTTGTATTTATGAACCTCTTTGTTTAGGTTGCCTGAACTCATGCTTGTTTGCAGTTCCCTGATCAAATCACTCGCTTGTGCGAACAATACTGCTTGATTCATCCTGTTCAACACCATCCAGGCAGATGCCAGCGCTAAATGTGTCTTACCAACTCCTGTTGTTCCATAAAGAGTTATGAATGGTTCGTTCTGCTGATCTGCCCACTTAAAGCATGTGTCTAGCACGTATTCGCCATTCTCGATAAGCTTAGTGTTGTAATCACTAAACCTCTTTTCCTCGTAGTTCTGCAAGTTTGACGCTTTTACAAGCAGTTCGCGTGAGTTCTTCTTCATGCAAACGCATTGTGCATACTTGCCAAAGTCAGGGTGATCGACATGGAAGTTAAATGCTACCCATCCTAGACCCTCACAGTTGCAAACCCCGCGAGCGATATACTCTCTCGCAAGGTCTGCTAGTCGTTTAGTAACTTTTCCGCTATCGGGATTTTGATTTTCTTTGTCTTTCGGAGAGTTCTCTAGTTCGCTTATCGATCGTTGTGCTGACCTCTGTCGCGATACCTTTTGAAACTCGTCTTTTAGATTCTCCATAGTTCTCTTTCGCTTTCTCTAGCCAATTTCTGAAGGCTAGTTTCGGTTTCTTTGCTTTCTTGCCTTCCCACCACAACTTGTATTTCTTAGCCTCTGCGACTAAGTCAACTCCAACGTAATCACTTTCGATGTCGGAGACATACTCTTGTATTTTGGGATGTGAAACATTATTGACTAATGTTCCATCGTTGTCAACTAATGACAACCACTCTGGTGCTGTCGCTGTAGTTTCTATTTTACGTTTCTTAATATCTATATCTTTAGATATAGATATGGTCGGCGCAATGGGATGCACCCCAATAACGCAACCAGTTGCACTACATTCTTTCGGATTGTCAAGTAATAACTTGAACCCATCTGTTTTCAATCTCTTAGCTTTTGACTTCACTCGTGTGAGATAGCCAAGCTTTTCAAGATTCTTGACATGATACTGAGCCATTCTCTGTTTCATGCCACACTTTTCAGCTATGAATTTAGTGCTAGGAAAACAACAACCGCACTCTCTTGCGTGATCCGCAAGTGCGAGCAGTACAATTTTCTGACTAGACGCGATCTCTCTCTGCTCCCACGCCCATGTGATTGCTTTCAGACTCACTCTATCCGCCTAACCCAAACCTCTTTCTCTTTGAGAATAGTCTGAAACCTAACCATCTGTCCTGCTTTTCTACGCCTACTCGCGTCATTGATTATGCCATGTTGCTTTCTGCGTGCCTCTGCTTTGCCATCTGCGGGGATAGCAAGTGTCATCCCCACAGACATTTCTCGCACGCTAGTAAGGTAGTCTTGAGCGCCAACCCTCTTAGCGTACTCAGAGGTAAACTCTTTTGTACTTAATCTTCTTACCTCGCTCATATTATGTACTCCTGTTCTCATAGTTCACTTGTGCGATTGTGTCTATGTCAGGTGTATCAGGTTTCTCAGGAGCGACCTTTTGTTCAGGTTCATCTGCCACGCCTGAGTTGATGTCATTGATTGTTTTTACAATCAACTCTCTCAATCCCATGCTACATGGTTTCTCAGGATTGCCCTGATTGTCAGTCTTGCTAGGATCTGAACCTAAGTTCAATATCCATTCAAGGTAACCCTTGCCTACGTTTGAATCAAAGTAAGCCTCTTTTACAGTCTTGCCTTTAACTTTTGCACCATATCTTGTGAACACATAATCGTCCTTAGATTTATCCCATTCCATTTCAAAAATGTTCTTAACCTCTTTCTTCTCGCCTGTGTCCTCGTTAACAACCACTCTTGTAGGTGCTGACTGCGATTCCATGTCTGCTCTGACAATGTCCTCGTCTTGTGTGAACAACTCGTGTGAGAAAGTAGCGTATCTCATACCCATAACGTATGCCCTCTTGTACGCCATCTGCATGCCTCTTTGCCTCTCAGATGACCCACGCTCTGACGAATCCCATGTGCCAATTGCACCTGAGATACAATCGTTAGACACAATGTCTATTATGTTTAGTATGACTGTAATCCTACACTCTCCACTATCTGTGTTGTACTCTCGCACGTCCGCTAGCTCAGCTTTGTAGCCAAAACCTTCTGCCAATTTAGACGCACCTGATTGCGTTAAGAATGGCTTTTGCATGTGTGCTATCGTTGTGTAGTCAATATCTTTGACCATTTCTTGCCTGATACTCTCTGCAAGTTCTAATCCTTTAATCTTGTCCATTGTTTATCCTTTTTATTTTGATGCCACTACTTACTCTCTTAGTCATCTTTTCGATGTAGTCAGCAAGTTCGCCACCTTGTTTCTTTAATTTTTTTACCTCAGTCATCATCACACGCTCAGGTTCTTCGACTATCCTTGTTCGTGCTTTCCTGATGCATCGGTCTAGTTCCTCGTCATCCATCCACTCCTCTGCGATATAGCGCAAGTCATCAACGTCTATAGACGACTTAGACGAACGCTTAGCCTCGTAATCCTTGCCTTTCAACACAGTTGCCCAGTTTGTGTCAGACGAGCGAGAGTCTAGTTCCATGTAGATCATAGCCTCTAATTCATCTTTCTTCTTCTGTAGCGCCTGTATTTGTACGCCTAGAACCTCGTACTCAGACAAGATTGCGTCAATCTTATTCGTTTCCATCTTCATCCATTTCTTCCATTTCATCTATCGCACGTGTGAGAGGTCCAATAGATTTTAGGTATGAATACCTATTGTTGATTGATTTTAGCTGAGATATGACATCACGAGTTACACTCGCTCTCACATCGTCATCTGACTCAACTATGTTGATGTGCCTGTACTCTCTCTTTCTGCCATCATCCTCATTCCTGACGCTCATAAGAGCGTATTTCGTGTCCTCGTCTCCGCTTTCGTTGACGAAGATAACACGCAACCCACTCATGACGTTCCTAGCTATGTTGAGATCCCACTTGTGTGCCTTACTACTTACATGCTCTGCAAATATAGGATTAAGCGGACTCTCTACATTTTGTGCATCTCGCACAAGAACCTCAGGAGTAAGCTTGTTTCCATGAGTAGAGAGCAAGAACTCGATTCGCTCGCCTATTATCTGCGGATCTAAATCGCGTATACCCTCTGTACTGAGAAAGGGATTGTCTCCCCATACAAATTTCATAATTTGTCCTTTACTTGTTTATTGTTAAAAGGTATCACATGATACCTGTAAAATCAAGCCATATCGAAACATATCGTAACCCGACCATTCAAACCCCGTCTGCGCTTACCATAACTTACCGAAACCATACTCAACGCTCCCATTCAAGCCCGACCTTGTCTGCCAAAACTCTCCATAACGCATCATACTGCGCCCTTACTGACCTAACCTCGTCTGCCTTACCGCTACCATTCCAACCCCGATGCACCATACCTTGACCCATCTGCCTTACCGCAACTTAACTCTCAGTAACGCACCTGACCTTAACTCTACAAGCCTCGTCTGCCTTACCGAAACGTAACATTTCCGACTACGCCCGTACGAACCACGTCTGCCATATCCTGAACACACCTGTACACAAACTAACGTAACTTACCTGACCGCATCTGCCATAACTCTCCTAAAACTAACCAACCATTCCCCGCCTCTACGGATCTTACCCCATCTGCCATCGCCCGACACTCCATATCAAATCATAACCTTACTCGCCCTGTCTGCCATGTAGTCATGCAAGCGACTACCTTTCCAGTTTTTGGTAGTTCTTAACATTGTTTTATGTTCAGCGTTCCTACCCATGATTGCGGAAAGATCAGCATTTTAATTAAACAGTCAATAGTTTGTTTTACTGATCACATCGCAACCTATGGTTGTTGTTTCTGCGTTGTCTGGAATTAAATGAGCGTCAATCTTGACTGCTCCGACTACTTGCATGCACGTTACATGTAAGAGAAGTGCGAGCGGTGTAACTTTTTCTTGGAGGGAAAAACGCACCCGCACCTCTCCGAATAAGGATCAACTTAGAGGTTTGTCCTCTAAGTCTTTAGATAAGTCTAACTTAAACATTCCTTTGTCGCCATCTTTCTCAGGTCTGTGTTCGCACAAGCCAACACTAAACCCCGCTCTCTCGATCAGGTTGAGTAACTGTTCTATGCTGATTACATCAGCATCGTAAACAATTGGTACATCAACTGACCAACCGATAGGATAAGATGGTCTGTATCGCACGTCAGTCTGCTTTACACCAATCCTGACATGGTCTGTTCGCATGTATGGTTCTGCGTTCTCGATCTTGAGTACCGAACCCTGTACATGAAATGCTTGTCTCGCAAGTGTCATTGGCATGTCGACTTGTCTACATGCACCGACCATTGCTTTCTTGATCGCTATAGAGGGAACACCTGTAGATTTACCATCCCACTTGTGATCGCCCTTGTCTGCGTCTTGATTGCCATCTGCCCATCTGTAAAAACAGTCATTGTATTCGTCCTCAGGCTTACGCTTAGACTTTGTCTTAGCTTTCTTAGCCTGTATATCTTCAATCTGTTTGATTGACTTGGCACTAAACTTGTGAACAATTAGTTCGCTAGTACCTATAATTCGCACGACAACTTCGTGCAAGTTTTGCTTTGGCACTTGTAGTGCCGTTGTCTCTGTAGCCATGTATGCTCCTTGACTTGTATAGTCTTACGACTAGAATTGTTGTCCAACACGATGTATAACCTCTCCGATATTGTAGATGTCATTTATCTCTCTCACGTGAGCGACTACATCGCTAGGATAAATAGTTGATCCTGTATTGATCAAAACCGATGCAAACCTTAGACCATCGTTGTACAACTTGTTAGCAAGTTGTCTTGTATGGCTAATCATGTGCGAATCTCGCATTGGTGCGGGTCCACATGGAGAGCCATCTGAGATCACGATAGCCATGCTATCTTGCAACTGACCCTGTAGCAGTTCCTCTAAGTACAAGAGCGCAACACAGTCAGGATTGCCATGACCCATGCCATCAAAGTATGACTTGGAAGTTGGGAACATCCCTGTCTCCATTGGAACAATGTAGTTAGTCTTATCGTCAGATACGAAACCATAAGTCTCTGCTTGTGGGAACGCCTCTTGCAATGCAAGACCCGACTGAACTGCTAAGTAGGATTTACTCCCTACCTCTTTCGAGGAATAGAAATCCATAGATCCTGATAAATCAAACAGTATGACAAGCTTGCCACTACGATGATCTGATCTACCAAATACTTTGGTATCTCCAAGAGCAGATATTTTCCATGTATCAGTTGTTGGCATACCTGTTCTGTGCCTGTGAGCCATACCCATTCTTGTTGTATCTTGCAACAAGTTGACAACATTCGCGTCTGCGGTCATTGGCTCCATCTTGTAGGTTCTGATCGTAGTCTCGTGCTTTACGCCATCGTCTGATCTGTCAAATGTTTGAACATCATCGCTAGCGAAACTCTCACTTGCCTCTAGTTTTGTTTGAGTATCTTCCTCTGCTTTATTAAGCATAGTCTCTAACTCAGTATCTATGTCAAATGGCTCAGACCCTGAATCCTGTATATCGCCTGACTGATTCACATCTGTGCTACCTGTGTCAGGTTCTGTAGGTTCACTTTCATCATCAGGTTCGTCCTCAGGCTTGTCTGATGGTGTGTCAGGATTGTTGACATCAACATCATCTGATGGATTACCATCACCATCGCTTTGCTCATCACTTTCCTCATCGCTTGGATCCTCAGGTGGATCGTCCGATGGTGGTGGTGGCGGTGGTGCGTCCTTAGGTGTTAGCAGATGCATAAGATCGATTGCGATACCTATACTAACATTAACGCAATCTTTTGCGTTACCATTATCTATCATATCGTAAGTCGCTCTTGTCCATTTGATAGCCACATCTACTACGTCCTTGTGCCATTTAGGTGTTGGAACTACTGTTCCAAACAACATCGACATAAAGTGGTATACTTTCTCCGTTAAAGGGTCAGTATCCATCCTCGCACATGCGATCCTGATAGACTTGATAATGCTATCAACTGCGTTGTCAACACAATCAGTTCTGTAAAAGAACTCGTTAGCTTTGGTAGCACACCTTAGCGTATCTAGGTATTGATGCAAATCAGTTGATGCATGTTTTGCATCCTGAGTCGCACGCAGTATCACGACAGGCTCGTATCTCGGCAAACCAAACCTTGCCTCTCTGTCATCGTTGTAGTCTTTCCACTTGCGTCTGTATATGTCCATAGCGTTATGCAGAACCTCTCTTGCGAAAGTAAAGTCAATCTCGCTCTTGCCACGCATAGCAGTCGTAAGCGTAGTCTCAAATGACTCGTTAGATCTTCTAACGTATTTACCTCGCTCAGGTGCGATGACACCATCAACACCTCTATCTTTAGATCTTGTGTTAACAACCTCAATCTTTTTACCAACTGCGTTGGATAAAACAGATGAATGATCGTTAGCACGCTTGTCTGATTTCCATGTATTTCGTCTAGGCATCAGTCTTTCCTTTCGCTACTGAACTGACTGTGTCAGTTTTTGTTTCCTTACCCATGTCCTCGAATACAGATCGACCATGCGTGATTATCGCAGACTCCATACCCTCGAACTTAGGTGCGATTGTAACCTCGACTGCTCTTTTAGGATCTAATCCTGATTTGATCGCAGTAGCGAGGTAGTAGATGTCTCTTGTAGATACGTACGTGAGAGCATCCTTTCTGCACAACTCTGCGAATCTGACTATCCTTTGGGATAGATCATGATTGTTATCAGTTGCGTTAAGCATAGCTTTGCCCTCGTTTGCTAGTGGCTCATTGATTTCAATGACCGCACCGAACCGAGACATAGTAGCCTTGTCCTCTCTCATGGTACCTACGTAACCCTTGCCCGCAGGATTCGCACTAGCGACAATAGTGAAGTTCTCATGAACATCGACTTTGTCGATCTTAGCCTCAGGCAACGCCCAATATCTATCTTTGGAGTCCATGACTCCAAACATCTTAGATTTTAGTTCAGGTGTACACCTCGTCCATTCCTCAATTCTGAGAATGAAACCTTTAATAATGGCATCGGTAACAATACCATGATTCCAAATGACATCGCCCTTGTGAGGCAACCACAATCCCACAAGCGATGCTATGTCCATACCTGAATAGCAGTTGAATCCAACGCTACCGCGACCTAGCTTTCTTGCGATCATGTCTGTGATCACAGTCTTACCAAGACCTGTGCCACCGATACACATCACAGGTGTCCTGTTTTTGATGAACACCTCAAGTTCGTCAGCGACCTGTTCGCCATACTTACTTGGAAAGAACCACGATGGTGCGTCTTTCCACTTGCCCGACCTACTAGGCTTTTGAGCCTTAGGCTTAGGTGTTTTAGTTGCAACAGGAGTCTTATCCTGTTGTTTAAGTTGTTTTATCAACTTATCTATTTCTGATTCATTAATTGGCATTTTTTCCCTCACTTTCGCCATCGATAGAATCGATTAGTTTACGTGCGACATCTTTCGCACTTGCTTGTTTGTTTGGATCTATGATCCCCTCGTTGAAGATGTGAGCAATAATTGCTCCCTTAGTCATAAGTATGTCTTGCAACTTAGCAAAGTTATCTTTGCTTAGTCGTTTTCTATCGATCATGCTTATGAGATCGTCTAGCATGTCTACACAAACTCTTAAAGAGTTTTCGTATAGCTTAACTTTCTTATCTTGGAATCTTATCAATTCCATTGAGTCAGGATCGCTTGAAACACCTATGTCATTGACATCACTACCTGTCTCTCGTGCGATAGCCTTGATAAGATGTTTCTTACCAACTGAGTTCGTCCAAGCTGATAAGGTTCTACCTATCGCATCTGAGATGTTGTCGGCTCTCAAGGCACTGCGATCATAATCACAGAGATCACACACTTGTATGTTCCAATTCATACCACCCTCATTCTCTTTGAGAACAAGTTTAGTCTCCAATTTGCATGGACAAGTTGTTGTCATTTCCCATAGCACAACTGCGTTGTCAACATCTGTAAGATGTGAAAATGCTCTGTGCATGTTATCCATAAGCGTTTGAGTCATCTGACCCTCTCGCTGATGTGCGTCTAATAGACTCTGTACTATATCGTTAGATATAGTAATTTTATTTACTTTCATGTCTGCCATGTCGTGTCCTCTCTCTCGCTCAAGCTATGCTACTGCATGCTCTTTAGCGTCTGAACTTGTTTTACTTTCATCATCATCATCTGATGATAATTCCTCTAACACCTCGCCCAACACATTCTTTACACGCTCCTCAGCGTTTGAGTCTGTGCTTAGTTTTTCGATTACTTTGTCAGCAATCTTCTCAAGTTGCGAACCATCTTTATGGTCTTTGACCATTTGGTGCAACTCTTTACCACTCTTGCCTGATACATCTACGCCAAGCAATTGTGCATACAAATGTCGTCTTTCAGATTTAGAAATCGCCATTGTAACTCCTTTGACTTGTTTGTGATTGCCAAATCGACAACCACATACTTATTATATAACCATCTGCAACAGGATGTCAAATCCAACTCCCTATGTCCACACATATGGCATGTCAGTAGGTACATTCCATCCGAACTGACCATAGTGTTCCTCGTCCTTGCGTAATAGGTTACTCTTGTGCGAGTCATGAAATTTTTTGTTACCAAATAAATTTGGTAGCGTGATTCCATTTCCAATCGGTAAATACTCCATAGTATTTTCATAACCTCTTGCCATCCACTCTAATATGCACAGGTTGGTGTACAACGCTAGAGCGTCAACATGGTCTCTCCAAATGTTTACAACAGGATGATTGACGAAACCTTTGTAAGGTTTACCTTTCTTGGTCAACGCACCTGTGATTATGTTATACACTTGCAGAGCCTCAACTCGTTGTTTGCCAAGTCGCTTGGTATCTAAGCACGCAACCGACTCGCTCATATTTTCATATGGTAAAAATGTTTGCATTAGCTTTGCTCCTTAATTTCGCCAAAGTTATATTTAACTATAACTTCGTGTTCCCCATTTTCTGTAAAAACATCAATGTCCATTGATTGTAATCCTCGCTTGTACCACGCTTGTGCGTTGTTCTCAAGCCATTCGTAGAATAATTCATTCATTGTTCACACTCCTGTGAGTAATCGTTTTGGTAATAAGTCGCTAATTTCTACGAAATTTGCATCGCTGATCCATCCGTAATAATTAGCAGTTGCCCGATCATATCTAATCTCGAACAACTCGCCATTAATCTTTAGATTAAAAGCTTTCTTAGATCGCATGAGCGATCGGATGTCATCCCAATCGCTCTCGTCTATTGTGATCTCAAAAACTCGCATAGCACTACTCCGATAATTCTTGTTGTTTTTCATCTACAAATCTTTGTAGTTCCTCTGTGGTGTAGCTTTCTAAACCCTTGATCCCATGTCTGTACAGATACAGGAGTTCGTTTATGTAAGTCTGAGACGACTCAGCATCTTCCCATTCTTGTTCGTACAAGTCTAAAAGCCACTTTGTAAGTTTCTCTCTATCGCTCATGCTAACGCTCCCATCCTAGCAACTAGGACTATGTCCTCGTTACATTTGTCGCAACATCTTCCATGCTCCTTAACAGGAGAGGGATTGTTGCCCATTCCGCAGACATATGGTCTGCCGTCTCTCGCTCGTCTGATTGCCCATGTGAGTTCGTTACAGAACACACACCTGATGTCAAACCTATTCATGGCTACCTACTTTCTTACTGTGTGATCGCAGTTCTCCGAGAGCAGACTGAAAATGTTTATCATTTTTGTCTCGCACAACTCTGAGCATGTCCTCGTATGGATATACAGATTGCTCTGTAAATCCAACAGGCAACCCTTTACGACCAACTATGTTGAACTCATTGTCTATTACATAAGTTCCATTGTCCTCATCGCCTAAGTACGAACCTTTAGGAGCAACTCCTAAACTAAGCGTACCACCGAGAGTATTGCCAATAATTTGGCAAAGTCTTGCGACTCCATAGTCGCCTGAGCGAATACCTTGCTCTCTTGCGTAATCTAGCATTGGCTCAATGCTATCTCTACCACCATTCCAATGGAGATAAATCTCCAATGGATCGTTTTCAATTTGAATGACTGCTCTGTTACCCATCTGTGTCCTCCTGATCGGACAAGTGATCGTGCCTGTCCATGTGATCGTCCGAGATTGTGTCTCGGTCTAGTTGTTTTAACTCCTCTGGAGTTAGTTCGTCATCTTTCCACACACCCTTGACTGCTCCCTCATGAGCGTCAATTAGTTCTGCGATCTCAATCGCTGATGGATAAATATCCATGATTACCTCTTTCTCGCTAGTGCAATCGTATGCACTTATCGAAACTTGTTTGTTTTGGTGTCAAGCTGAAACTCGACAATAACAGACTATAACACCCTATACATATAGTCAAATTTAACATTTGACGATATGTAGTTTAGTTAAATTTATTTAACTACCGCCTTTGCTAAAGGTTTAATCTCTTGGTAACAAGAGTTACACTTAGTATTCCAATCTTTCTTCTCGCTTATGATGAAGTCAAAGACTTCAAATATCTCATTCCTGTTATACTCTGAAAGAGTATCAACTTGCTCCCATGTGATCCCAAGCGATCGCATGGATCTGTACTCACGCATGTCCGAGTCCAATGCACAAGGATCGATTCTATCGATCGCTATGATTGAGTCGTTTAATTTTCTTCTAAGAAAATCAATCGCTCGTGAGTAGTGTTTTGAGAATTTTATGTATAGCCGATAGGCTAATTTTGATTTGTATAAAATGTTAGTTAACATTTTAGGTTCCTTTCTCACTTGTGTGAGGCTTGTTTGCCATGAACTTTACCAAGTTCATAAAATTTAATTGCTAAGGTTTCAATCTCCTCGCATGTGTACGAGTGATCCACTGGAGCAACCTCATAAGCATCTTTGATGCAACAATGCAACTCTTGGATAAGATCTTCAGAAAGATCTTGCCATTCGGTGTATTCCTCGTACGTCTGAAATGTATCTTCCTCACTTGGAAGATATAAGTCGGTTCTTTTAAATTTCATAGAAATTTCCTTTCCTCGCTCATGCGAGACTTGTCTTAGTTTTCTGCTTTCGACTCTTTAGAGTCATCATCAGCACAGACACACATCTGTGGAGCAGTTGGTTAAACTGTGAACAGTTTAGGCTCATGTTCAGGAGCGATAAATACTGTTCTACTTTTTAAGTAGATCCTCTCCTCTAGGGAGAATGTCATCCTCGCCCTTGACCCATACATGAGAAGGCTTTATAGCCTTATCCTCTGATTTGAATTGGGATGACCATCCCAACCTCTTGATCTCCATCTCAGATGTGTAGCGATCGATAGCCTCTTTAGAGGCTCTAGCCTCTGCCTCAGATTTCTCTGAGGCTTGGGCTTTTACGATCTCTCGTGCTAGTCTCTTGTAGTCAATTCCATCTTTGATGGGTTGCTTTACAGTTACAACCTTGCCGTTCTTTTTACTACTCTTGGAAGCCTTTGGCTTTTTGGTAGTAGTAGTAGAAGTCTTTGACTTCTTGGAAGTCTTGGTCTTAGTTACTTTAGTAACTCTACCTGTAATCAGGTCTCTGAAAGAGCCGTCAGGAACAGGATAACCAGCGACTTTTTCAAAGTCTACACGAGCGAGTTTGGCTTTCTTAGTCTTTCCATTAAGGAAAGATAAGGCAGTTTTCCAAGTCCAGTCCTTGAAGTCCTTAGGGACTTTGTGTCCGTTATGCTTAGCTACTGCGTAGCTTACTTGTCTGTTATTGAGTCTAGTTCTTACAACTTTAGTTGTAGGCATGGAATTTCTCCTTTGGTGCTTTAGCACCGACTTGTTTACACCGATCCGATTGACCGATAACACCAAGCTATAACACCATATAACATATGTCAATACCTTTAGGTATTTACATTATGTTAAAAATTACTATCTATATGTGTAAACATATAGTAGTAAAGAGGACGCAACTTATTGCACTATGGTCAGTTGCCTTTAGGCAGTTTGGTATAGTAGAATTTTGGTATGGGAAATAAAACACGACTTACCAAAGAAATTGGTAAGAAAATATGTCAGCTTGTCGCACAAGGGAACTATCCTAGTTCTGCGTGTGAACAAGTGGGAGTTCCACATTCGACATTTTTTGGATGGCTCAAACGTGGGGAGAGTACACAGGAAGAGCCGTATCACTCTTTCGCAGGAGCGTTAAGGATGGCAGAGAGTATCTCTGAAAGTAATGCTATTTCCGACATTGTCGACAGTGCCGATTGGCGCGCACGTGCGTGGTTCTTGGAACGGAGATATCCTGATCGATGGGGTCAGAAGAACAATAACGAGAGTAGCGAAGCTATAGGACTTATTGAAATGCTGAGACACCGACTTGCCTCGTCCAAGCGCGAAGAACTGCGTGAGTCGGACGAGCGAATCGAATCAAACCTTGTCATTGAGAACGTAGAGCAGAATGACGCTGAGTCAGACGTACAACCACATAGCGGTGATGGTGGGGGTATGCCTTAGCAGTATACGTCAGGGGTAGGGAATAGGGATGGTTCTAAATTTATTTTTTGCCTTGACTACCTCCCCTAGATATTTTTAGAAACGTAGTTTTGCGTATTGACACAAGTAATCTATATGATTACAATTTCTTTTGGGGGAAGAGAGAGATAGTGTCGAAAGAGAGAGAAACCCCCTTTTCTTTATACCAAATGCAGGATATTGCGTTACCCCTATTTTTTATGTTATCTTATTCTCTATGCCAATGTATGATTACATATGTAATAACGAAGAGTGTGAGACAGACACTTTCGAGGTACTAACTGATTACGAAGAGAAACCAGAGACTTGCCCTAAGTGTAAACATAAGAGCGAGGACAGGAAGTCTTTTTATCAATACTCATTTTATTTTAACTAATGCTTGTAGAAGATAGAGATATGTTGCTTGATCAGTTGGGCTTTGCCTTGACTGAAGAGCAAGTAAAGATACTTAACCACCCAGCACGTATTAAGTTAGTAGCAGGTGGTGAGCGTGCGGGTAAATCATTTATGGGTGCCGTACACATTCTATCTAAGTTTGACGAAGTCTCCGACAATGGAATCATATGGTTAGTAGCCAGAGACTACGAAAGATGCCGAGCTGAATTTGAATACTTACTAGACATGCTTGGCAGACTAGGATTATTAAAAAGTGCGTCTAAGCGTATAGACCCAGGCGAAATACAATGCGTCAACGGCATACGTATAAAGACTAAGTCAGCACAAGACTACAGGTCTCTAGCGATGGAAGCACCAGATGGTATTGTTGCATGCGAAGCATCACAGATAGACTTTGAGTCTTTTTTAAGACTGCGTGGTCGTATTGCAGAAAAGAGAGGGTGGTTATTTTTAGAAGGCACGTTTGAGGCTAGTCTTGGTTGGTACCCTTCGCGGTTTGAAGCATGGCAAATGCACCCTAACCCTGATGATGCAATAAGTTTTAGTTTGCCATCATGGTCTAACTCTGTAGTCTACCCTGGTGGTAGGAACGATCCAGAAATACTAAGTCTTGAAAGACTGCACAGCGACACATGGTTTATGGAGCGACTTGCTGGTAAGCCATCACCCCCTAAGGGATTAGTACACCCATTGTTTGATGTTGCGTTGCATGTAACAGAAGATGCGCAATATGTTGCAGGACAGCCAGTATACTTATGGATAGATCCTGGTTACTCAAGTATTACACAAAGTGCTTATGCTGTTGAGGTTGTACAAAAAATTGATGACCAAGTGCGCATTATTGATGAAATATACGAAAGAGAAAAAACAACAGAAGATATCATAGAGATTGCACAAAATCGAGAATGGTGGCAAGATGTAGATTCAGGGGTAATTGATATTGCGGCACATGCGCAATCTGAAAGACGACCTGTAGATGTCTGGTGGCACAAGGCTAACGTCTCTATGATTAGTGAGAAAGTTGGAGTGATGGACGGGATAGAAAGGTTCAATACTTTTTTGAAACCACATCCTGTGTCCAACAAACCCAACATGATCTTTAACCCGCAATGCCGTGGCATTATTTCTGAACTAGGTGGTTGTCAAAATCCCTTTGATGGTCAAGTTCATGTATACTCATGGAGAACAGACCGAAACGGAAATGTAGTTGGTAGGGAGCCAAGAGATGCTTTCAACCATGGTGCTAAGGCAATTGTTTATGGTCTTGTAATTAATTTTGGTTATGCAAGATTAGCTCAAGAAAAAACTAAAATTACTGTAAAGAGATGGTAAATGGCACAGATAGATAATTTATTAGACAAAATAAAAAGAAGATATGAAGCCGAAGGTTTCAAGCAAGTAAGACGAAGAATGGAAGATGACTATTCATTGTATCGTATGAACCCGTACGATGCTGGTGAGGGTTTTCAATCATACACATCAAACACACCAAAAGTTTTAGCAGATAAAATTATGGCATATCTTACAACATCATCAATGATTGTTAGGGTGCCTAATGAAGGCAAAGATGAACAGGCTAGAATTATTGGAGCCAACAAAGAGAAGTGGGTAATTGGTGCATTAAACTTAGCAGATGAAAGATTGTTAAGAATGGGTCAACCAAATGCAAGAGAACAATTATCTTTTCACATTACACTTCGAGGTCATTTTGCTGGTAGGTCTGTATTAAATACAAGACCTGATGGTAGTGCATACGTAGATATAACTGCATGGGATCCTTTGCATGTTGTTTATGAAATGGATGACGAAGGCATAAGTTACATTGCACATAGAAAAAAAAGAACTAAAGAATCAATAAAAGCTATATATAATATGGATGTCTCTGCACCTGAACAAGAAGCCGAGGAACAAGGAATTGATGTTTGGGATTATTACGACAGAGAAATGAATTGCATAATCATAGACGCAGGTGGACCAAAGTTTGCCAAGAAACCAACGCCACACGGAGTAATGATACAAGGGATGCCCTGCGCTCCCTGCTTTGTTGGTGTTGTGGGTCCGCAACCATACGTACAAGGAGATTTATCTAGTGAGTATACATCTCGTGAGTACGGAGAAAGTGTGTTCGCGGCTAATCGGCAACTGTTCCATGATTACAATTTTGCTATGAGTTCTATGAAAACTTTAATCTCTCGTTCTACGAGACATCCGTATGTTGTTACAAGTCCTGACGGATCAGCAACATTAGAAACAGATCCATGGCGTGATGGCACAGAAGTAGATTTGCCAGCAAACACAACAATTGATTTGTTGCCAGAAATAACTATGCCTGCAAACACAGGAGATTATTTAGGCATGATTTCAGCAGAACTGCAAAGAGGTGGTTTACCAAATGTTGCGTATGGTGAATTACAATTTCAATTATCTGGTTACGCGGCAAACCTACTTAGGTCTGGGTCAGAGCATCAAGTGCAACCAAGAGTTTATGCTTTACAAAGTGCCTACCAACAAATATCTGAGTTACTTTTAGCGCAATATGCTACTGGTGATTACGGAACAATGGAGATGAGAGGTAAGTACAATGAACTAAAAAAATGGTTTATGGGTCCTATATCTCCAGAAGATATTGCAGAAGGTGGACCAATTGAAATTGCAATTAAACCACAGATGCCACAAGATGATCCGCAAAAAGTAACAATGGCACAAATGATGAGAGAAGGACCTAATCCGCTTGCACCTGACGTATGGATATGGGATAACATATTAGACGTACAGGATGTAGAAGATTTTAAAAAAGAAATAAATGCACAACAGGGAGAGACATTAGATCCAAAAGCAGTTATGATAAATGTTGTGCAAGCATTGATGGCTAAAGGTCAACAACAAGAAGCTATGGTATATTTAGACATGCTTAGAAAAGCAATGAAAAAAGAACAGCAGGATGAAACAGCAATGGATGTACAATTCCAAGCTATGATGCAACAGTTTGGCATGACTGGTCAAGGACCTGACATGGCAGGACAACCTGCACCACCGCCTGCATCACCTGCACAACAAGGTATGCCACCAGCAGGACCACCAGGTGTTAATGGTGCTGTATTATCTAGTCAAGCTCAAGGCTTTCCGCCTGCACCACCAACAGAAGCACCAACGCAAGATGTTGCGCCTAATACACCTAGACCTGGTGCAAGAACAGAAATAAATGAGGAAGGTATATAATGCAGTATTTTATTCAAATAAGAAGAGCTGATGGCACTACATACCCTACAACTGTAGAAGCTGACTCTTTAGCAGATGCAAGAAGAAAAGCACAATTTGTAACAGAAGGCGGAGAAACTGTTGAAAATATTACAGAAAATACAAGTGATGTAGGAATAACTACTCAAGCAATGAACAATGCTTTTGCAGATGGTCCAACTACATTAGATGAATTGTATAGACAATTTGAAATACAAAGAGCGCAACCTGAGTCAGGAATAAATCAACAACTTGGTACTGGCGAAACAGGAACTCCAATTAGAACAACTGGGCAAGAAGCAACAGGTGTTGGTTTTCAACCAGGTGCAGAAACAGAAATGAGATCTGTGCCTAATCAAACAGTTGATGTTGGTAATTTATCTTCTACTTATTTAGAACCACCAGCACCACCAGCACCACCAGCACCACCGCCACCACCAGCACCAGGTCCAGTAGTACCACCAGATTTATCTATGTTTGATGAGTTTGATGCTCCACCTGAAAGGCAACAGTATGCAAACTTTAATAATTATATTGATAGATTTTTATCAGACAATGCAAGAATATCTGGTTTTGCTCGTGGTGTAGATAAATTAGCGCCAAATCAAGGACTTGGTCAAAGTATATTATATCAAAGCGGTCCTATTGGTCAGTATTTTGCAAGTTTGCAACCAGAAGCAGAAGCTACGTATATGGCAGAAGATATTACTAGAAATTTTGGTAAAGATAAACCTGGTACCATGCAAACATTTGATGACTTTACGGCTGAGTTTTTACAAGGTGATGTTGGCAATACATTGTTTGAAAAACAAACAGCATCATTTGGTAAGCTTTTAACAAAATATAGAAACGAACAAGACGCAGGTTTGCAATCAACTGGGCAAGGTATAGCAAGTGCATTTAGTGATAGGTCAGATAATAAATATACTGTATCTAATTTAATTAGAGGAATGGCTAATAGTATGTATGGCGCTAACTATATGAGATATGTAAGTCCTGATACAGACGCATTATATGACGCATGGTCAAGAGATCAGGCAAACAAATTAAGACAAGTAGATAGTAGTTACGCAAATGCAGATGATGAATCTGTAAGAAAAGCGGCAGGTGATAGGCAATTTGCAGGCAAAACTTCTTTTCTTGAATACACAGCAAATGCTTATGGTGTTCCTACTGACCAAAATACATTAAACAATTTTACAAAAAACGCATTTATGGGAAGGAGTAGTTAATGGCTACATTTGAAGAATTTACAAGTCAATTTGGTAATATGAGCGCACAGAATGATCCGTCTAGCGTTTTTTCCAGATTTTTAGATGCCAATCCACAGGCAACTTTTTTTGGTACATTGCCAAGAAATATGACACCTGTACAGAGACAAGCATCTGGTGATGTTTATAATCAGGCTATACAAGATTATTACGGCGAGCTAGGCAGAAGAATACAACAAGGTCAAGCTCCTACTTTGCAGTTTCAACAATATCTACAAGAGTTTCCGTATACTCAAAGATTTGCACAAGCAACTCAAAGATCAAGAGATATGGCTAGACAAAGAATATCACCGAGAACTAGAAGATTATTTTATGGCTAATGGTAACAAACAAATTTTTCGACACAACACCACCACCAGGAGATCCAGGTAATACGGATCCCGCAGATAGACCATTTTTAAATTTTACTAGAAGGCAACGAACAGCAAATAGCACGTTGCCAATAATGCCAGTACAACCAACTGCTAATATGGCAAATCAATTAGGTCAAACATATGAAAGACCACCGCAACCTCCACCACCAGTCGCACCTGGTTTAGGACCTGCTCCTGATTACAGTCCTCCTAATATGAGACCTGCTACAGACCCAGCTATTATAAGAAATTACCCCGAAGGAGCGGCAGAATATGCTCCTGAATTTGATACTTTTCAAGTAAATAAAGATGCACAACAACAAGCATCTACATTTCAAGAAATACGTAGTGCAAAACAAATATTTAACCAAGTAAGTAATATTATACAAACAGAAAAAGTAAATTTGCCACAAAATAAATTTACAGAACTTACAACTATAGCAGACAAATATTTAAGTCAAACAGCAGGTTACAACAGTATAGATCCTTATGAAGCTGGCACATTAGCAATGGACGAAGTGTTTATAGCGCTTGGAAGAATGAAACCTGAAAGGGTTAGAGACAAAAATGCTAATGTATTATGGAAAGATACTTGGCAAAATATTTTATCAACCAACGCAAAAAGAACAGAACAATTTGGTAGTTTTGGTGGAGAATTAGCTTTCAATGAATTTAGACAAGTTGAAGCTTTGAGAAACGCACCAAGAGCAGTTGCAGAAACAATTTTCTTAACTAGCGGTTTAAAAATGACTGGCAGTATTGTAAAAAGTGTATTGGCAAAAAATCCTGTAAAACAAATTGGAGCAATAAAAAATGCATATCAAAACAAAGGATTTTGGGGAACTGTTAGACCAAAAAACTGGCTTACTTATAGCAATGTTAGTAAAGCACTTAAGTTTGAAATGGCAGAAGAAAGGTATTTAATTCCGTATTCAACAGGACTTGTACAGCAAGGTTATCGTAAAGCAGGATTGTTTAATCCTGAAGAAGAAAGATTGTTTGAAGAAGCAATGATAGCGCATAGAGCTAATTTTGGTGATAGTTTAGCAGATAATATTATGTCTACAATTTCTATGCCATTTTTAGTTAACACAACAAATCCACATTCATCTATAAAACCATTTTTAGAAAACAATATTACAGGAACGGAATTTTTGGGAATAGATGTAGAGCCAGGTGAGGTTTTAGGTTTCTTGATAGGTACAGGAATAATTGGAATACCATTGGAAATTGGGCAAAATGCTATACGGCGTATATTAAGAGGTGGCGCAAGAAACACAATTGAATTAGCAAACAATAAAAACTTTATACCAAATGGCAGAATGAGTGAGTTGCCAGAAGATATAAGGCAAAGGTATTTATCAGAAGAGTTGCCTAAATATGTTTATAAAGTTGAACGAACATTTGGTAATGCAGGTGTACAAGATTTACCAAATCAATTAAGCAATGTGCATAAATCTGATACTAGAATTATAAATACTCCAGAAGCTACTTATGCAAATATAACAGATCCTCAAATGCCACAGAATAAAAAAATCTTAGATGATATTAATAGGGTTTTTGATGACTTGCCAGAAATGACACCCGTACAACGACAAGAATATTTAAGTAATCCAATAGTTAGGATGCATACAAATTGGCAAAACACTATATATTGGAACACGCATCAAAATGCAAAAAATGAAATTATTGATACAAGCCACAAATTAATTAAACCACTAAAAGAAACAAGAACAGAACTATCTCACAGGGTAGCTATTGGTGAAGATCCGATGGGTAAAATAAGCCAAGAACACCTTTCAGGTTTTGGTAGAACTGCGGATGTAAAATATAGAGCATTAGGTGCAGATTTGATTAATGCATTAGGTTATCAAAGAGCGTCAGATGAAGGCATGAAGGGTGGAGAAGGTCATAAATTAGAGTTAAACAATATAAGGACAGATAGATACGAAACAGAAGTAAATGACATAAATGACAGGACGTTTCATTCATACGAAGAGCCTGAAACAGATTATCAAATGATGGCAGGACCTGTTGTTAGTAATTCATTTGATGCAATTGATGCATTAAGAATAAGACTTAATGTTGATTTAGATATTGTAGACGATGTTGCTGTTCGTAAAAATTTTAATAAAACTTTAAAAGCAAACGCTTTATACAATTCTTGGTTGCAGGAATATCAAAATATAATTAGGAAAAAAATTAATGCAGGCACTATTTCAAAAACTGATCCAAAAGTAACTTTTGACGCGGCATTAAGGCAAAATGGTCTTTATGATCTAATAAATCCTAAAAATAATACAGAAGTAAAATTTTCTGAAATTTATGATTTAGTAAGACGAAACATGATTAGTTATGAAGTTAGAATAAACGACAGCACGTTTTTCAAAGATGATGGCACAGTTTTATTAAAACACAAATTTTCTAAACCAAAATATATAAACGGAAAAGCAAATTATTATTCTAAGTCTGCATGGATTAAAGAAAACGATGAGGGCTTGTTTGATGTTTACAACATCACAAATACAGCAAAAATAAAAAAAATATCAGTAGAACAAACTGCTGAAGATGCAAGGCAATTTGCAGATGAATATTTTGTAAACGTAATTCCTAATTCTCTTGTTGGTGAAATGGTAATGTCTGACTCTCGATTAAAAAGGTCTAGAACGTACAATATGTACAACACTTTGGGTGCCGCTGATACTCCAAATGATGAAAAAATATTAAATTTGGTGCATAACCACGAGTCATATGGAATATATCAAACAATGACTGAATTGATACAAAAATATCCTGATGCAAATTTAGATGAATTATTTGATATAACAGACCCTGCTAACACATTTGCAGGTGCTGGGAAATATATGAGCCAAGATGAAATTGCTAATTATGTAGCAGAAGTAGAAAAACACAAATTTCTTAGAGGACATAGCAATAGTTTAGAAATGCATTTTCATGGAGCTGATGCTGATGGTTTAGGGTGGGCAAGAATAAAAACTGTAAAACAAGCTGATGGTACAGATGCTATTTCAGTTAGTGAAATACAATCATGGAAAAGTAGCAGAGTAAAAGATACTGACAGGGTTGATGCCGCAAAAATTAAAGAATGGCGTGAGTTTGAAGATATGACAAATGAATATTTAGTTCGTAATTCTGCTGTTATAAAACTGGAAACACAAGTAAGGCAAGCTGAAATTTCTAATTCTGATGATTTACAGAAATTAAGGTTAGAACTTAACAACGCAAGAGCAGATCGAAATAATTATAAAAATACAGTTATGTGGGATCATGCATCAAAAAATAATTTTTGGAAAAATACTTTACCAGAGGATTCAATTCAAGGAATGGTTTACGAAAAATTAGATAATACCACAGCAAGAAGAAAAGATAAAAGAAGAAATATAGTAGTTTATTTGGCTCAAAGAAAATATGATCACCGATTCGATAGTGCAGAGCAAATGAATAAAAAACATCCTATGGCAGGCACATCTTTAAGGGAATTTAGAGAAATTTTAAAAAAAGACTTTGGATTATCAAATAAAAAAATTACTGATATAGAAATGGGAAGATTGCCTAATATTCAAATACCTTGGGTTGATGGATATATGAAATTGGCTCCTGATGCACCAAGATTAAACGAAAAAACATTTAACCAAATGATGGCAAAAATGATTATGGAATATGCAAGAAATAACAATATAACAAGAATATTATTTGATGATAGCGTTTCTGCGGTTGGTTCAAGCATTGGTTTAAGTCCAATAGATATGAATTATATTCACAGAGGAGATATAAATGGTATTTTATATACTAAATACAATCCTGTACCACGTACAGAAGAAACAAGTTTTGATGATTTAATAATGGAGGAAACTTTTGTTAATGAACCACTTTATGAAATTATACCTCTAGGTTTAAATAAATTTAATAGTTTTAAAACGATTAGTAATAAAGATTTTGATGAGCTTGCAGATTTGCAAAATGTAAGAAATGGACTATCAGACCCAACATTAAATAATTTTTATAACCTTGAAGAAGGTCAAAAAATGAAAAGGTTGTTAGCAAAACACACATATAAATCAAATATGTCGGAGTTTATTGGAGATTCGCCTAATGATATGTTGTCAAAATATATGCAATATTTAAAAAGAATTCATCAATCAGATGCTGATGCTTATACTCGTATGGATCCACCAAAAATAACATGGAGTCAGGTTAAAGAATTATTTGGTGGCGATATAGCAGACGCTTTAAAAACTGATGAAATGGCTAGAAGCAATAATGTAATTAGAGGCAAGCTGATGGGTGCAATAAATTTTGGAAAATTTAAAGAAGGTACAGATTTAAGTGCAACCAGTAATGTTAGAAAAAGATTAGAAGGTGCAAATCAAAAACATTATTCAAAAATAATCTATAAAACTAATTTTAGTAGTGAAGCAACAAACGCTAATTCTTATGTTGATGTAACAAAAGATTCTGTGCCTTATTTTTTAAAAAAACAATTTGATGATTTAAATTATAAAGGCGGTTTATACGAGGGTGTTAAAACTGAATTAGTAACAACAAAATACAATGTAGCGTCTCGTACCCCAATCATATACAAAGGAGAAAAAGAATTTATAGATCCTTTTGCTGATAATGCTCTTACAGCTAAACCATTGCATAACGATGAAGATATTTTAAGTATGTTTAAAGCGTATCAAAATAAAAAATTAGAAGAAGGTCCAGGTTCTAGCAAACATATGGAAATAGTAGGAGATATAATTAATGAAATGGAAAATTCTTTAAAATTATTGTACAAAGAATTTCCTGAAAGAAACAACACATCAATTTCAAGAAAAACACCATCGCAAGAATATTATACAAAAGCCATGTCTAATGGGATAAAAAAATATGTTTATACTAATGAAAGCATAAAGGATCTTATGAAGGATTTAGATAATTCTATAAAAGTTGATGATTTAGATGATATGTATGCACAAGCACAATATAATGCTAACCAAGACGCATTTTTGTATGAAGATGACCCATTTTATACGCCAGAACCAGAACCACTTGAAGCAGATTTTAAATTTATTTATTCATTAGGAAGTCGTAATCAAACATTAGATGCTATTACATTAGAACTAGATGGCAAGCCATTAACAATGTTAGATATAGAAAACATTACAGATTTTGAAGTATTCAGAAAAACTAAATCAGGTGTTAAAGCAAGTGTACAATTTTTTAATGACGGCAAAACAGTTGTAAATTCTTATAAAAACGCAAACATAGCAGATATGTTTCATGAAATTGGTCATTTAACTGTTCCTAAATTAAAAAGCTTTTTAGATCCAGATGAATATGACAACGTATTAAAATATTACAATGTAAAAGATGGCAAATGGACACGTAAAAATCATGAAAAATTTGCAGATGACTTTATGGATTATCTTAGTAACCCAGATAGCGGTTTTTGGAAAGATGCTAGTAAATCAAAAATAAGAAGAGGTTTTGAATATTTAATTAGTTTCTTTAAAAGATTGTTTGGTTTTACACTTAACGAACACACAGGGTTGTCTCCTGAAGTTAAAAGATTTGTTTATGCTGTTCATAAAAAAGTTCCTGATGCAGGATTTAGTAAGTTTGAAAAAGAACTTGGTTTTCCTATTGATCCTGAGTCAAAACAAATTATTGACAGGATAGAAGCATCGCATGCCAGAAAAATAGCAAAAATTGAAAAAGTAGAAAATAAACTTAAAGAAAGGTTAAGTCCTGAAAGCGATGGAAAAGGTAAAAAACCAGACGAACCATATGTAGATGAATACGAAGATGGCGATGATTCATATAAAATTTTATACAATCATTTTTTACCTAGCCACGAAGAAACCAGAACAGTTGGTTTAATGAGACAACTAGAAGGTGCAAGAAATTCTATAATTAGCAGAAACGAACAATGGGTTAAAGATACACAAAAAGCTGTATATAAAAAATATAAAATAAATCCTAACAATTTAACTACTAATTTTGATTCATACGGAGACCCTAATGACACATTAGATTTGTATGCGGCATTGCACGGAGAAAGATTAGTAACTGACCCTAAATTAATTACAGCAAACATGCAGGTTATAAATGTTGGCAATAGACAGTATGGTATTAGAACGCCATTATCTCCGTCAGAAGCAAGAGATTCATTAACAGAGCCGTGGAAACGAGATATGTACAACAGAGTTACTGTTCTTAGGTTAGAAGAAGAAATTGAAATGCTTGATTTCTTATCAGATACATTTAGGGCAGTAGACGACAAAACGTGGGATACAGTACGTTTAGGTTTTAATGCAGAAATATTTTTTGAAAAAATGATGGGCATACCAAATTATTTTCCTAGGTTGTGGCAAGATAAAGCAGGTAAAAAAATTGTTTCAGGTAGAAGAGTTGCAGGTCCTCCACCTGATTTTTCAAAAGGTAGAGTAAACAGAACATTTATAGAAATGTTAGTAGATAATCCAGAGGCAGGTTATGAAGGTTTATTACCAAGCACTCCAGATCCTGCTTCAATGATGGCAAGTAGAAAAATATATGGTTCATCATGGCGTGAAATGCAAGTAATGATGAATACTCTTAATAAGTTTGGTTTAATGAAAACTAAAAATGATTTATTAGATCAAGGTTTAGATCCTAAAGAAATTCAAAAACAATGGGAAGTTCCAAAAATTGGTCCTACTTTTGAAGGTATGTTAGTACCAAGCGGTAAAGCTGATGTTGCATTTACACCTGAAATTTATGTACCAAGAAATGTGTCAACATTTTTAAATAATATTTTTGACGCAGACCCACCTGTACCTATGTTAGATGAAGCAAACACAATTAATATGTTTGGTAAACAAATAAAAGTAGCCTTTGCGCCTTTGCAACACATAGATATGTATTATAGAGGTCTTGGTTCAAGTACAGCAGGTGCAGTTTTTGAAACTTTTGTTCCATCTAATTTAACTAACCCAAAAAGAGTAGCTCAAGGTATATATCGTGGTATTACAACACCTATTTCTCTTGCAAGCGACATATTGCTATCTAATTTGCCTGTTACTGGAAAAATTTGGAGAAATAAATTAGCAAAACAACTTGTATCTGACAAGCCCGTTAACCCTGTTTTAAAAGGATCGGCAGGCGAAGTTACATTTAGAATGTTAGAAGAACAAGGTGCTGGTGTAAAAGGTGATAGAGGTATTATCTCAAGCGTAAATAGAAACATTGAAGAATTTAGAAAAGCAAATCCTACTTTATTTGATAAGTTTGGACCAAAAAGGTTAACAAAAGAATTAAGTAACTTAAACAATTTTTTTCAAGGTGGTTTATTTGAAGGTACTTATAGATACGCACAAATTAGTGCAATAAAAAATTATGTTTTGCCGTACTCTGCTAGAGTAAATAAAGATTTTACGCCTCAACAACATGCGGCATGGGCGGCAACATATAGCAATACACAATTTTCAACATTAGGTTTATTTCAAGAATGGATAAAAGGCGCAAATGCTCAAAAAGCTTTTAACTTAGCTATTTTTAGTCGTATTGAAAACACAGCATTATTAAATCAAGGTATTGAAATGCTTGGTATGCGTTTTTTAAGACCTGAGCCAGGTGCAAAGGGTTTGAAAAAAATACCTATAAAAATGAGTAAAAAAAGATCGGCGTTTTTTATTAAAAACTTTTTAGGTTTTTATATATCTTTTTGGATTATAGGTAATTTACAAAATAGTGGTGCTGAAATATTTAAACATGGTCCACCAAAAGATATGGATGATTATGTTGATAATTACTTAATGAAAGATGATCAATTGTTGCCATTGCAAAAAAGTATAAACGAAGATTCTTTTTTGCCGTATGAATATAACAGCAAATTTATGGCACCAAAAGCAGGTTACTTTGGAAGAAATGGTTTACCAGTATACGTGGATCAAGTTGGTCAAATGGACACAATATTTAGATGGATGAGTCCTATAGATGCGTTATGGGGAAGAACAGGTGTTCCAATACAAACAATAAAAAGGCAAGTAGATAAAGAAACTTTTTTTGGTCAACCTTTTGAGGGTAAATATATGTGGCTAACGCAATTAATTGCAGATACATCTTTGCCGTGGATGGCACAAAATGCATTAAATTTATCTGCTCAGAAATATCCTAAAATGCAACAATATGTAGCAACGTCAGAAAAACGATTAGGTACTAAAGGTGTCATGGGTCAATTCTTTGTAAACTTTAGAGCAATGAACAATGAACAAGTTAAGCAGTATGCTCTTGATCAATACAAAAAAGAATTTGTAACTCCGCAAGATACATTTTTGGGTAGCATGCCTGATAAATGGTCTTTTCTAAACAGAAAACAAAGAGAGGACATATTAAATGCATATCCAAATATAAGAGCTGAATTAAAATTAAGAGAAGAAGAGCAACCTGCTTTAGACAGATTTCAAGCAAACCCAGAAATTGAAAAAGGCGTTGCTTTAAATACATTTACTGCAAGATTAGAAAACGATAGAACAGCTAAACAAATTGGAGTTATTAATGAATTTGTTAATGATCTTGGAAGGTTTGGTTCAGAAGCATTTTTGACTGCACAGTTATTAAGAGGTTCTGATGTTGAGTATAGAAAACTTGAAATATTAAAAGATGAATTAAAAGCTTTGGATAATGATTTTTATGCTGGAAAAGAAGCAGTAAAAATATTTTTAAAACTAGAAGATTATGAGCCTGATGATGCAGATGAAAATACGCAAGCAATGACAGAATATTATGAAAACATGAAAAGATTTACGTCTGAAGAATCAGGAATATTTATGATAGAAGATTGGCTAGATTTTAGAGATAATAAATTTTATCCAAGTTTAACTGAAGGTCAAAGATCATGGATAGAAGATAACTTTGCACCAAGTAATGTTCCGTATTTAGATGAATATAATGACTGGATAGCAGAAGGTTACGAGTTAGGGATACCAAGGCAATATTTTGAAGTAAAAGCATTTTGGCAAGATAAACTTAAAGAGTTACTTGAACTGCGTGAACAATTGCCTAGTGAAAAATATATTGACTAATTAACAATTATAACGCAAAATATTGCGTATGAAAGGAAATAAGAGATGGTAACTGAACAGACCCCATCGGGAGATTCAGCAAACCAACTTCCTAAAGATGAGGATAATATAGAAGATATTACTTCTACAGAACCTCAACAGGGAGCGGGTGAGCAAACTGAAACTGGTGCGGCTGACCAAACTCAAGGTCAATCGCCTGAACAACGAACTTTTAGTGCAGAGGAGTTCTCTAAATATCAGTCTAAGACTGATAAACAAATTAGTGATCTAACCTCACAATTGCAAGAAGAGCGCGCAACTAGGGAAAAAGCCGAGGAACAAGCTAGAATGTCTGGTTTGGAAAACGAAGTTGCAATTTTCCAAGAACAGGAAAAGCAAAAAGCTATGACGCAATACGGCATGGATGAAAATCAAGCTGATTCGTATGGCAAGCAACAGGCAGATATGATGAAAAATTTATATCTGAAAGATATGGCGGCGAAAAGCACACAGCAACAGTTAGCTGAACAATCTAGGGTAAACGAAGAATTATCTGGTAAAGCTTTAGTGAATGAAGTAGCGAATAAATATAATATTCCTGCTAATGAATTACAAGCTCTAGGTATTACAAATGCGGAAGCTTTAGATAAGATGGCGCAAGTTATTGCGGATAACAATAGGTTAAAAGCACCAACTGCACCACCACAGCAATTTGACTCAAACTATGCTGACTCTGCCGTAGCACCAACAGACGCTGAAAGTGTTGTTGATCGGTACAATGATGGCGACCCAAATGTTTCATGGGAACAATTTGTGGAAGCTAGCAAAAAATTAGGAATGAAATTTAACTAAGGAGATACAGATATGGCTTCTATACAGACGTCAAGTTCTGGTAACTTAGGATCGATACAGAGAACTGTAATATCTCAAATGAGATATACAGAAGAACACAACATGCCTGTTGTAAACCTAATTGAGAAGTTTACTTTGAGAAAAGGTGAAAAGCAGATCGATATTCCAAAAGCTGGACAGATGACAGCATCTGATTTAGTTGATGGTATTGACATGACAGATAGCGAAGATATTGACGCTACTGTTGTAACTGCAACAACAGCAGAGGTAGGTCTAAAAGTTATCATTACAGATAAATTAGCAAGACAATTCAACCAAGACGTATTTGGCGTTGTAGGACGACAAATGGGTGATGCAATGGCTAGAAAAAAGGATACAGATGCAATAGCATTGTTTTCTGCGTTAAACGAAGGAACAGCTTTTGGTGCTGATAACGCAAATTTAAGTTATGCAAATGCTTCTGCGACAATCGCAAATGCAAAAGCAAACAAATTTGGTAATCCACTATTCGTAGTACACCACCCAAATGCAATTTACAATTTGTCTAAAGACGCGGCACAAGTTGGAACAACTGGTGCGCAATTACCTGACGCTTTTGCACAAGCGCAAGTAAGAAGTTTTTATACTGGTGTAAGAATTAACCAAGTGCCTTTCTTTGAAGATGGAAACATTGAAAAAGTAAGTGGTACTGATTCTGGTATTGGTGTAATTGCACATAAAACAGCTTTAGGACATGTGTCCTCACAAGCTAGAAGAGTAGAGAGACAAAGAGATGCGTCTCTAAGAGCAGTAGAATTAGTAATTACCGAAGATTATGGTATGTTTGAAGTAGATGATACTAAAGGCGCACCACTAAGATACGAAATCGGTGATATAACTACTAGCGCATAATAGGAGGATATATGCCAGTTGATAAACAATTACAAGATATGCTTAACTCCAGAGGTTATGCTGTTCGTCCACTTGAAATGGGTGGTAGACCAAAAATAACTGTTTGGAAACAATCTAAAATTGACGGAGAAATGAAATGGGAACCTTATCCCAACATGCCTGGAGATGCAGATTCAATAAAAGGATATTTAAGAAAAGGTTTTGAATTGGCAGATCCAACTTCAATAGAAGTAGATCATCCGTCTATACAAAAGACTAAAAAGGTTGAGCCTGTTGCGAAGCAGGCTCAGCCAAAGCCTAAGGCAAAACCTAAGGCACAGCCTAAACCTAAGACAGAGGAATCTGATTTAGAGTCAGTTATCGAGGCTATAAAACAAGATGACACAACTGAACGTAAAGATCAGACGAGTTCAGAATAAATATTTTCGACTGATCGCGGGGTGTATATAAAACCCGTAAACTAAAATATAGGAGAAAACATGAGTTTTCCACACACAATTAGTGGTAAAGCTGGTTTTGAAAAAACAGAAACAGCTTCACAAAAACACAAATTAGGTACTAGAATGGTACTTCCTGACGGAAGAGTATTTTATTACGCAAAAAATGGTGGTTCAGATTTAGCAACAGCAGGTCTTGTTGTTATGGGTGCGGCAGTTAGCGGTAACCATGACATGGATTTAACTGTTACATCTGCAACATCTGCTGGTTCACAAACAATTGAACTAGAAGTTCCAACAACTGATTTAACTTTAAACCAATACAAAGATGGTTACATCTACTTTAATGGTGGTGGTGTTACAAACAGTTCTGGTCAAATATATGGAATTAAATCACATCCAGCACACGATGCGTCAGAAGATGCAAGTTGTGTATTTACAATTGAAGATGAAGGTGGAACATATGCGAATTTGGTTACAACTGATGAAGCAGGTTTAGTTCTAAACCCATACAATGGAATTGTTGTATGTGATGGTGATGGTACATTAACTACTGGTCCATTAGGAGTAACTACAATTAAAGTTACTGCAAACTACTATTGCTGGGTTCAAACATTAGGAATTGCGGCTATTAGACAAAGTGGTACACAAGCAGTAGTTGGTAACGCTGTTGAAGTATCTGAAGTAAGCGGTGAAGATGGTGAGATTACACTTGCTGATTCATCTGGTGCTACAGACTTAGTAGACATTGGTACTGCTATGCAAGTGCAAGCGGCGGCTAATGACCACCAACTTGTAATGCTTAATATCAGAGCATAAAATGACTAAAATCTGGTTGCCTATTTCAGCAGGAAAAAATCGTATACAACGTCAAATTGATGAGTATCACGATCCTGCTGATGCACCAGAGGTTTATAGGGTTGGTCCAAACAGATCGCCTATATTAATTCCTGGTGCCAAAGAAATGGATTTAATACAACTCAGAGATATTATTCAATGGCAAGATGAACTTGCACATGAAGAAGCAAAAAAAGAAAAGGTCAAAAAGGAACAAGCTAAAGCTGTTACTGCTGACCAAGTTAAAGATTTTAAAAATGCCCTGAAAGCTAGAGCTGAATGGGAAGAAAAAAAGAGAGTAGAACGTGGCGATTCAATCTAGAACACGCAAAGAATTGCGTCAAGAAATTGGTAGAAATTTAGGAGCTATGTTGAAGGGAACAACTACAGGTTCTGGTTCTACTACAACATTAGTAGACACTAAGTTATTGCTTGGTGGCGATGATGACTATAATGGAAAATACGTTAGATTTACTAGCGGTAATAATAATGGAACAACAGTATTAGTATCTGACTTTACTGATAGCACAAGCACGGCTACGTTTTCACAAACTCTAGCCAATACAGTAGCTTCAAGCACAACGTATGAGATGTGGGATGAAGCGTACAATCCTGATTTTATAGATGATTTTATAAATGATGCTATTGTGCAATATAGTCCTAGGGCATTAGTGCCTGACGAAGATAAAACATTATTTGGTCATATCAGCCGTCCAGAACATACTATTCCCTCAAACATGGTTGCTGTCAGCGAAGTGTTCTACCGAACCTCCTTTGACTCAGAAACTTTAGACGATGCCAATAGCGCTGATAGTTGGACGGCTGGTACAAATGTAACCTTGTCAAAAGACTCAACAGATTACAGAGCTAATGGATCAGCACTTAATATAGTTACAGGAGATGTGGGTTCACAGGCATTAGCAACTAAAACAATAGGATCTGTAGATATAAGCAATATGGATAAAGTAGAGTTTTGGGTTAAATCTAAAAACGCTTTATCGGCAAACTCACTTACACTTACTATAGGATCTGCATTAAATTTACCTGCATTGTCTGCAAGAACATGGACTAAAGTAGTATTAGATTTATCTTCTCCTGAAAGTCTTACAGCAGTTACATCTTTAGTTGTAAGTTCTGCACATGCTACTGAAAATGATAGTAATGAAATATGGATTAATGATATTAGAGTAGTAGAAACTGCAACTGAAAAATATGAAAAACTTGCACCATACTGTTGGAGAATAGACAGAGAAAATGGAAATTTAAGATTTATTAATGGTTGCGAGTCAGTAGTTAATAACGCAAAAATTAAACTACTTGGTTACAAATTACCTAGCGTAATGTCCTCTGACACAGATACATGCGATGTAAGTCCTACACTTATTGTGTCTAAAGCAACAGCAAGAGCGTTAGTATCTCAAGCTGGCGGTAGAACAACAGATCTTGATGAAAGGAGACAACTATCGCAATGGTGGGAATCTCAGTCTGCATTGGCTGAAAGATCATTACCTCTGTTAAGACCAGGCACTAAGATGGCAGGTACTATAGGGTAATGGCATCTGTATTAAGTGAAAAAGAGATATTGTTAAATGGTATAAGATACCCGATAACTGTACCTGTTAGAAAAACACTTACAAGCATATTTGCACCCAAGATAACAATTGGAGACACAACAAGAGATTCTGAGCAAAGAGCGTCTAGCGTAGCATTTAACGACTTTAGAGGCGGTATTGGATGGCATACAGGTCTTGACTCTACTACATTTGATAGAGCGTGGTATTCGACATGTCAGACACGTTATAAAGGACATTTAATATTGCCAAGAAAAACAGAAAGCGTTAATTCTCCTGCTGGTAAGATTACTAATATTAATACTTTTAACAACACTATTTTTGTATCTGCGAGCAGTAATATATATAAATTAAATGCAAACTCTGCATCTTTTTCTAGTTCTGTACAAAACATGAACGCAGATGCAAGTGATTCTATTGTTGCGCAAGTAAACCAAAAACCTTATTTAATATATGCAACTAACTCTGCACAAGGATTATGGTATTCCGCAGATGGTACATCGTTTACACAAGTAGCATCTAGTACATTAAATTTTAATGGCGGTGATTTAGTGCCTAAGTTTTTTACATATTGGCAAGATAAAGTTTATGTATTAGCAGAACCATCTAGTAGTAGTGTTGGTACACAACAAGCTAGATTATTTAAATATGATACTACCAATCAATCAACAATAAACTTTTCAGTATGGCAACCTGATGCATATGTACCAGCAGAAGCAGGAGATGTTACTGCTGTGTTTCTTGGTAGAGATGTTGCAAACAATCCAATTATTTATATAAATACAACTAAAGGTTTATTTGTTCACGATTCAGCAAATGAAAGAATTATTGAAACAGAAGTAGGTTTACCATTCCAGCCAGACGCAGGTAAAGGGTCAGTTAAATGGAGAGACGCAATATATTTCGGCGTAGGTACTGGTGTATATAAATACCAAGTAGGAGACCCAAGCACATTGTCAGTTGTAGGACCAGATAGAGATCATGGTTTGCCACAAAATTATCAAGGCACAATTGTTAGCATGGTAGGTAGCCACAATGATTTGCTTATTGCTCTTGACGGAAAACCTGGTGATGAAGGTAGCACGTTGTTTAGTGGTAGTGGTAACGTAGGTTCGCAAGTACATGGTGGGTCTACAGTTTTAGGAGACGCAGGTTTTAGTAGCATATTAGGTTGGAACACAAGAGGTTGGGAGTTTAAATGGGCAGGTACTGAATCAGGCGACAACGTAGTTAACATGCACATATCTAATGCACCAGCAGAACCTACTACAGATGAAAGCTACAAGTTATATTGGAACAGTTCTAGTAAATTATTTTATCAAAAGCTGGAAAGAAACATTGTTAACCCAGATCAATTAGCAACATACGAGTACCAAACAAATACTACTAGCGAAGTTACTAATTATAGTAATGCGGCAGGTATACATGAAACGCCATGGTTTGACGCAGACGACAATATAAATGACAAGTTAGCTTTGTCTATGATTATAGAAGGTAGAAAATTATCTAGTAACTCTAGAATTAGAGTATCTTATGCATTAAATCATGATGACTCACAGGGAGATGCGTCTACATTTACTACACTTGCAAGCCTTACATCCTCAGGATTAAATACAGTTAATTTTGGTACAAATGGTGTAGGAATATCTTTTAGTTCTATAAAGTTTAGGTTTGAATTACTTTCTAGTAGTGAAAACACATCGCCAGATATGGTGCGTGCAGAGTTTAGGTTTAGAAAGAAATTGAAAGTTAAATATGGTTTCCAAGCTAATATAGATATGACATTTAAAGGTAAAACATACAAAGGTAAAACTAGGCAACAATTAAAAGATAATTTAGAAACTGCTATAGAGAACAACGAATTAGTAGCTTTTAGATATAAACCTGCCGATGATAGTTCAGAATCTGATTATTATACTGAGATTACATCAGTATCAGGATTTGATATGTCAGGCAGAGACGATAGAAAACAAGTAACAATACAGTTAGTGGAGCCGTAATGACAACACAAAGTCAACAAACAAAACCTGAATGGTTTGCTGGTTCAGAGCCAGAGTGGTTGCTGTACACAGCTTTTATAAGATTAGGTAGACAACCCAATGTTGATTTTATTTATCAGTCAGTTAAGTTCGGTGGACCAACTATTATAGGTGGCAGGACTCTTGATTTTGAGTTTTTTGATCCACCTAATTTAGCAGTAAACGTGCAGGGTGTTTACTATCATTATGAACTAGGTAGTGGTATCAGACAAAATGACGTATTATTGCGCCAGCTCGTAGCTAGTACAGGCAAAACTTTAATTTTTGTTGATGAAGATGATATATTAGAAGATGCAATGTATTACGCTAGTGAAGCTTTACAATTTAAAGATCATTCTAGGTTAGGAACAGATTAATGAGCAGACTAAAAGGATATATATTTAACAACGCAGGTACTCCTGTAGAAGGAGCAACAGTAACTGCATTAGAAGCTGGTACTACTACAGCAATAGGATCTACAGTAGAATCAGGTAGTGATGGATCATGGTCATTTACATCAGGACTGACAGGTAAAAACGTAGATGTAAAGATAGAGTCAGGCTCTACAGTAAGGTATTTGAAACATGATGACCACGTACAAGTAGAACATATGTGGGTGCGATCTGACACAGGTAATACTGTTGCACCTATGAGAATAGAAAACGCAACAAATAACGCATCTAATTTATTATTAGAACTTGTTGGTGATAACTCTACTAGAGCCGATGGAGATGAAATATACATATCATTTAAGATGGATGATGATGGTGGTAATGAACACGAGTTTGCAAGAATTACTGCTGATGCAACAGATGTATCTAATGGAAACGAAGATGGTCAATTAAGGTTTGGCGTATCTGTTGCTGGAACTATGACAGACGTATTTACTATTAACGCTACTACAGCAGGCGTATCTGATATGACATTAGATGTGTCAGGTGATTTAACACTAGATGCTGATGGCGGTGATGTATTTTTTAAAGATGGTGGTACTACATTTGGTAGTGCTACTAACAATAGTGGTAATTTAATTATTAAATCAGGAACAACTACTGCTCTTACATTTACAGGTGCAAATGTTGCTGTAGCAGGTAATGCTACAATTGACGGAGATTTGACTATTTCTGGTGATGATTTAGTAATGGGTACTAACACAGCAGGTATGTTGTTAATAGCAGATGGTACAAACTTTAACCCAACATCAATTACAAGTTTATCTGCAATATCAAGCGTAGAAGCAGCAGACACTTTATTAGCTATAGATGATACTGATGGTGCTTTGAAAAAAATTACAAGGTCAACACTTGTATCTGGTCTTGCATCAGGAACTATGACAGACGTAGTAGATGATAGTAGTCCACAACTTGGTGGTAATTTAGATACTAACTCAAACAATATAATAATAGATGATGCACATTTTATATCTGACGAAAATAACAATGAGCAAATTATATTTCAAACTACAAGCTCTGCTGTTAACCAATTTGATGTAACAAACGCTGCAACAGGTAACGCACCACAATTATCAGCAACAGGTGATGACACTAATATTGATTTGCAATTATTAGCAAAAGGATCAGGGCATATAACTATCGTTGGTAATACATCATCAGGTGCTATTCAATTTAACTGTGAGAGTAATTCACATGGGCAGATAGTAAAAGCACAACCACACTCAGCAGGTGTAACTAATGTTCTTACGCTACCAGCAGGTGGTGATTCAACTTTAGTATCACTAGAGTCAACAGATACCTTAACTAACAAAACGCTTACATCACCAAAAATAAACGAAGATGTAGCTGTTACATCAACTGCTACAGAGCTTAATGTTTTAGATGGTATAACTGCTGTTGTGGGAGAACTTAATGCTCTTGATCTTGGTTCAACTGCTGTTGGAACTGCTATAGCCTCTAAAGCTGTTATATTGGATTCTAATAAAGATTATACAGGTTTAAGAAACTTTACTATTACTGGCGAATTAGATGCAGCAACTTTAGATATATCTGGAAATGCAGATATTGATGGTACTTTAGAAGCAGATGCAATTACAATGGATGGCACAGCAGTAAAAACAGTTGGGCTTGAAAATATGTGGATACCTGCAACTGCTATGACACCATCAGAATCAAATGGTTGTGGTTCTATAACATCTGTTGAAACATCATCTGGTAGACCTGACTTAATTGTTTTAGATTTTGATAAAGACTCTGATGAATTTGCACATTTTTCTGTAGCAATGCCAAAGTCTTGGAACGAAGGTACAATTACTTTCCAAGCATATTGGACATCATCAAGCACGAATACTGGCACAGTAGCATGGGCAATGTCAGGTGTATCAGTAGGTGATAACGACACTATTGATGTAAATTATGGAACAGAAGTCGTGGCTACTGCAAAAGCACATAGTGGCACAGCAGAAGATTTAAACATAAGTGCTGTTAGTGGTAACCTTACTGTTGCAAACGCAGCAGCAGATGAACTAGCTTTCTTTGAAATATTTAGGGATGTATCAGCAGATGACCATACAGCAGATGCAAGATTATTAGGTGTAAAAATATTTTATACAACAGACACTAGCACGGATGCTTAATGGCTAAGTTTGGGTATCAAGTATTAGGTTTTGGTAGCTTTACACCAGCAGGTGGTCCTGGTACATGGGCAAATGCTGGTGATACTATACATACTGCTCTTGGTGCTGTTACAGTTCTAGGCAATGGTTCGGCAGGTGTTATTGCTGGTGGTCATAGCGACAACGATACTTGCGAAGATTGGAATGGATCAGCTTTTTCAAGCACAGATAGTTTAACTACAGGTAGGCGTTCAGCTCGTGGTGGTGGCACACAAAGTTCTGCATTAATAATAGGTGGTCAAGTCGGAAATCCAACTACTGCATCAGTTGAATATTATAATGGTAGTGAATGGGCAAGTGCTAATTCACTTAATACAGCTGGTGGATCTTCAACAGCAGCTACAGCAGTAGAAGATAATAGTAATGCTTGGTCATGTAGTGGTTTTAACAGAAATGCTACAGGGTCTGGCACGAATTATAATGGTGCGCTTCCAAAACATGAAATAATGAGAAGTGGCTCATGGACTACACAAGGAACAGATCCTCTTACTGAAAGATATTATATAGCTGGTGGCTCTTGTGGTTCGTCTGGCAATGGTGCATCAGTTACTGGTGCAAATCCAAGTGGTCTTTCAACAAAAAATGAAGAATACACTTTTAGTTCTGGCTCAAGTGGAACATGGACTACAAACACAGACATTACTACAAGCGTTGGTAATGAATCTTCTGGTTGTTTTGGAAAAACAAGTGCAGATGATTTAGTAGTTTTTTGTGGTAGAACTGCAAGTGGTACAATGGCACTTACACAAGAATATAGTGTAGGCACATGGACAGCAGGTGCTAATTATCCTGTAACTGTTCGTGGTAATAGTGGTGGTGGACAAACAGGGAATGGGCTTTCAGTTGGTGGTTACGATGGGTCTAGTTATACAAATGCAGCTTATATTTTTACAAGGGCAGTTAGTACATGAAGTATTGGAAAATAGAAAATATAAATGCCAACACATTTGTCGGCAATGAAATAAAAAGATTTGATGTGAAAAGTTATGGTAATGTTATAGTTACTAATGACAAGTGGGCAACAGGCAACTGGTCTACGAGAGTAGGTGCTACAGAAGTAACTAAAACAGAAGCACAATCTATTTTAGATGATTATAGAACTTCACTTATAGATAACTGGGATGATGATTACCACGAAATAGATATTCAACCAGAAAGAGAGATATTACCATGAATGAATTTCCAGCACTAAATAATGAAAATGCAAAGAAAATGGAAGCATTGCGTGAAGAAGTTGAAGATTCTTTTTTAAAACAACAAGTATATAGAACAGAAGCACAGATGCGTTACTCTGTTTTAAATGACAACAGTTTTCCTACAAGAGCAGGAAAGTATTGGCAATGCGTAAAAGAACAAGCAAGTATGTATGAAAACTTAGCATGGTTATCTTTTGAATACAGAAAAGACAAGATTACTTTAGAACAAACTAAAGAAATACTTGAAAACACAACAGATAAATATGAAAAACAATTTCTGCAAATAGAAATAGAAAAATTAGAATGGCAACTAAAAAACGCTGAAAGAGTTGGTAATGACCGAGTAAGAGAAATAGAGGCATGGTCTAAACTTAAAAAAGAACTAGATGATGGTAGTTTTGATACTAAAAATATAGAAACAGATAAACTAGAAGATATGTACCAATCATTGTTAGCAAGAGCAGAAGTGTTAAATCCACATCATGGTCCAAGTGAAATCTTGAATGTGCATGGACCACTAGATACAATAAAGAAAAATATAGATATGACTATGATAGATGCAGAGCATATAAAAAAAAGTTTAGAAAGCAAGTTATAGGAGAAGTATGACCACGCAAAACAATGAAATTGTAATAACAGAATCAGCTATGCAAAAAGTTTTAGCTAACGATGAAACTTTAAGACTAAAATGTATAGTTGAAACATTATATGAACAAATAAATCAATTAAATCAACAACTAGCTAATTGTAATGATAGCTGTAAAAAGGAGAAAAAAAATGCCAAGAGGTAAAGGTACTTATGGGTCTAAAGTGGGTAGACCTGCTAAGAAAAAAAAGATGGGCATGGGTATGAAAAACGGAATGAAAAAAAGGAAAAGATAATGTTTAGATTATTGAAGCCAATATTGCCGTTTGTGCCGCAACCATACAGAAATATGGTTAAGTTTTTTATAGGCGCAATATCTAACTTGTCTGGTCAAAGGCTAAGAGATGTATCAGAAATATTTATACACGCTGTCGCTGATGGTAAGATAAGTGCAACTGAATGGAATAAACTAGGTGGACCAAATGGTCTAGGAATAGTAGGAGGATCGAATGGCACCAAGAAAAAGTAAAAAAGGTTTGTACGCAAATATTCACGCTAAAAGAAAGCGAATAAAAGCAGGTTCTGGTGAAAAAATGAGAAAACCAGGAACTAAAGGCGCACCTACTGCAAAAGCTTTTAGAAGGTCAGCAAAAACTGCAAAGAAAAGATAGGAGTAAAACATGGCAAGTAGAGATCCAAGACTAGCAAGAGCAGGAGTATCTGGTTATAACAAACCAAAAAGAACTCCTAATCATAAAACAAAATCACATGTTGTTGTGGCAAAATCTGGTGGTCAAGTTAAAACTATCAGGTTTGGTCAGCAAGGTGTTTCAACTGCTGGTAAAAAAACAGACGCAAAATCTAACGCAAGACGTAGATCTTTTCAGGCTAGACATGGAAAAAATATTGCAAAAGGTAAAATGTCTGCGGCGTATTGGGCAAACAAGGTAAAATGGTAATGAAATTTATGGGTAAATTAAGACCACAAATATTTTTGGCAATCATTGTCTTAGGTATACTATCTTGCATAGGTATTGTTAATGAATACAACGAGATAGCTACTGGCTGTGTAGGTGGAATCATAGCTTTAGGCATGAAAGTCTTAGAAAGTGAATAGAAACAAAGCTAAAAAAGGGCTTGCAGTATCAAGCGTTTTACTTGGTTTGTGTTTAGCGGGTATAATCGTAATAGGAGAAGTATACTCAAAATGAAAAAAATAATTAAAATAATAAAAGGGATATTAGGAATACCTGTCAAGGTTGTAAAAGGCTTTGGTAAATTCTTTTTTGAGATTGCAAAAGCATTTAAAAGGATGATATTTTCTATTCTATATTCTCCAATATTACTTTCAATACAAGCCTACAAGAAAGGTCTTATAATTAGAAACTATGTAATGGCTAAGGTAGATTATCTTGATGCTGAAAGTAAAAAATGGCACAGGTTTTTTCAGGTTATGGCAAGTCCATATAATATGCTTCTTAAACTAGGTTTTAGTCCACAAATGGCTATGAGTTTTCTAGCAGTTGGTTCTACTGTAGGTACAGGTGTAGTTGTAAACGAAACTATACTAGCAGAAAGGTCATTTAGTAATCGTGATGCAGGTGTATATCTTGCGCCATCAGAGATACCTAACTCTGAATTAGAAGAACAATTTAAAAATGAAGTTACAACTAATACTTTAAGAGTAGTTTTAAATGATACTCCAGTAGAAACTATTGATATATCTAATGTAAACGTAGCAACTTCTTTTACAACTAATGGACAAGGGTCAACATTACCTACAGGTAAAACAGAGGCAATTTTAATTGATGGAAACAATACTAGAATTGAAATAGGTAAATTAATTTTTAATAGAAATACTTGCAAAACTCTTAACTTAGAAAACATAAACGCAAATAAGATTACAATCAAAGATAACCAAGCAGATGGATTATCTGTGTACCAGACAGCTTCATCTACAATACCTAACTTGCGAGTTAGTGGTGGTTACTTTATGTCAGACCTATTGCAAACAGAAGGTGGTCTATATGACCGACTACACATTTCTCCACTAGATTCTATGACAGCCACCAAAACTTATGTAAATGAATTAAAGTTAGAAAACATTGTATCAACTGGTGGAAC